CGTCTGAATTTGCGGCGGGCTGGAGAAAGGGTAATTCTGAGAATGAAGGATCCGACATTACTAACTGAGCGTTGTATTTAATCCTGGGGGCAGGTCAACCCTGCTACAACCTGCTACATGTAGCAGGTTGTAGCAGCCTTCAGAGAGAAAGACATGCATTTTTGAACTAATAGTTACGGGTATGTCACTGTCCACATTTTTCCTTTCTCAATTTCTATATCAATTCTCTCATGCAGGATAGTCACTTAAATTTTAGGGAGTTATAATCCAAAAAGCCTATCTGAATATAAGGATAAAAATTAATGTCAGACAGCTTACTTGTTCGAGCCAGTAGGGATGGAGATCAATTTCACTATCTTTGGGCTGCCCGCCGGGCTCTCCGATTGTTAGACCCTAAAGCATCTTTAACTGCAATTACCATTGAAGGTGCTTCGACAACGGAAATGGGTTCACAACCGTCGGTTGAGGAAGGCGAAGAGATCATTGATATTGCCGAATACTATGGCAGTAATGAGTTCGAGCAAGCGACGACTGTCAGATATATGCAATTGAAGCATTCAACATTACATGCTGAAACCCCATGGAATCCTAGCGGGTTACAGAAAACGATAGAAGGATTCGCTAAACGGTATAAAGAACTTTTGCAGCGATTTCCTGCTGAATCCTTGCATACTAAGCTTGAATTATGGTTTGTCACCAACCGCCCTGTCAGTGCGAGTTTCAGTGAAGCAATTACAGATATAGCAAATCAACGCCCTCCTCGTCATCCAGACGATCTTGCTAAACTCAAAAAATTCATCGGTCTGGAAGATCAAGAGTTGGTGTTCTTTTGCCAAATGCTTCGCATTGAAGAACGACAGGATGGTTACTGGGAACAGCGCAATATTCTTCTGAGAGAATCTAACGGATATCTCCCCGATCTTGACACCCAAGCTCCCCTGAACTTAAAAGAACTGATTACCCGGAAAGCGCTATCAGAAAGTGCGTCAGATCCTGCTATTACCAGAATGGATGTTTTACGTGTGTTAGGGGTAGACGAAACAGATCTATTCCCCGCCCCTTGCCTGATAGAGAAAATTAATAATGTGATACCTCGAATACAAGAGGTTTCACTGGTCAAAAATATTGTTGAGTCCATGGGCTCATCTATTATTGTTCATGCCGACGCTGGTGTTGGCAAATCAATTTTCTCAACCCGCATTCATCAATACCTACCTGAGGGGTCAGTCAGTATCCTGTATGACTGCTTTGGTAATGGTCAATATCGCAATGCTTCAGCTTATCGCCATCACCACCGAACCGCATTAGTGCAGATTGCCAATGAGATAGCCTCACATGGTCTATGTCATCCTTTAATTCCGAACGCCAGCACTGACATTTCTCACTATATGCGTGCATTTATGTATCGTATTTCTCAGGGGATTACCACGCTTCGGGCGTCACATCCTGAGGCAATATTGAGCATTATTGTTGATGCTGCAGACAATGCACAAATGGCCGCAGAGGAAATCAACGAACCACGCTCATTTATAAGAGATCTACTCAGAGAGAACATTCCCGCAGGCGTTTGTATTGTCGCACTTTGCAGACCACATAGGCGGAGCCTGCTTGATCCACGTCCCGGTACGCCCAGCCTGACTTTACAACCTTTCGAACGCAGCGAAACAGCCACACACTTGCGTGGAATATTCCCGGATGCAAATGATCAGGATGTGGATGAATTCCACCGATTGAGCTCTCATAACCCCAGAGTTCAAGCATTGTCACTTTCTCGACATTTATCACTGCCAGACACATTGAGATTGTTAGGTCCTAATCCCAAAACGGTGGAAGATACTATCGGAGAAGTACTCGAAGCCGCCATCGATCGATTGAAGGATGCAACTGGGCATACAGAACGTATGCAGATCGATTTTATTTGTGCAGCACTGGCGGTACTTCGCCCACTCATTCCTATCACTATTTTGTCTGCCATTGCTGAAATTGATGAGTCTGCAATAAAAAGTTTTGCGTTGGATCTTGGGCGGCCACTAATCGTCAATGGGGATACTATCCAATTCTTTGATGAACCTGCTGAAACGTGGTTTCAGGAACGATATCGCCCTAAAGAAAAAGAGCTTCGTCAGTTTATTACCCGACTGACGCCATTAACAAAAAATAGTGCCTACGTTGCGTCAGTATTACCACCGTTAATGCTTGAAGCAGGGCTGTTTTCGGAACTCGTCACTCTGGCAATGACATCACAAGGGTTGCCTGAAACGAGTCCTATCGAACGCCGTGATGTTGAACTTCAAAGGCTACAGTTTGCTCTGAAAGCTGCTTTACGCCTTGAAAAGTATCAGGATGCGGCAAAGCTAGCTCTCAAAGCTGGAGGGGAAAGTGCTGGTGACAGCAGGCAGCGAAAACTTTTGCAGGATAATATTGATTTGACTGCAAAGTTTATGGACAGCCATAGTATTCAGGAACTTGTGTCACGCCGTGCTTTTTCTGATACCCGTTGGGTTGGTTCGCATAACGTTTATAATGCTGCACTTTTGTCAGAATTTTCTGAACTTGTAGGTGATGCCAGAAGCCGATTGCGTATTGCTCTAGAGTGGTTACATAACTGGAGTAAACTATCCGATGATGAACGCAGCAGAGAAAACGTAACAGCTGAGGATAGAGCTGTCATGGCGATCGCCTATCTGAATATTCATGGTGCAGATGAAGCTGCAAGAAGCCTTCGCCGATGGCGACCTCGGGAATTATCTTTCGATGCCGGCATAATTATTGCCAAACAATTACTGGACCATGGCCGTTATACAGAGTTGAACCAGTTATCTATTGCAGCAGGAAATGATCTTGGATTAATATTGGCTATTGTACTGACTGCCAGAAGATTCCATTACCAGTTACCTGAACAATCTATCAAGAGAGGCTACCGTTTATTGGCTAGCCCTCATCTGAAAATCAAAATCAAATACTCATTTGATAATCAGATGATAGCAGCAATAACCAGTATGGTTGAAATGGCGCTACAGCTTACTGTCTGTAATAACAAAGAAGCTATCACACTTTTAAACCGCTACTTACCCCAATCTGCTCCGAATATCCTGTCCTCTGCACACAGTAAAGAACGTGTACAATATATACGAATGTATGCACTACGCACCATATTAGCTAATTCATCATTAAGTTTGAGTGATATTGCATCTGAAAAGATAATTGAAGAAATAAATGCTGAAAGAAATCATAGTGAATCACAGGAACTTCGTGAACTAAAGCAATATAGTGGTGTGTTAATTCCTTGGTATAACTTATGGGCTAAGGCTCTTTTAGGAAAGATATCCAAGGCTGAGTTGGATAATCAACTCGCTAATACAAAAAAATTATCAGCTGAAATAAAAGGATATTCATACTCAGAACGCTCTTCTAGCAGTGATGAAATAGCTAATATCTGGTTCGATATTTTATCTGAGGTTGGAGATATTAACTGTACTGATATCGAAGAAATAATTGCATGGTATCAGCATAAGGATAATCGGGTCTTTACACCGACACTGCACCGATTTTCCCGTCTTTGTTCGCAGATAGCGGGGCTTGAAAAATTTTCATTCATCTTTGCACAACAGGCACTATCTTTGTGGAAGGATGACCATACAGACGCACAAACCAAGGCTGAGAACTATATTGATATATCTAGATCACTTATTTTAATCGATAAGTTAGAAGCTCAAGAATATTTTAACCACGCTATTGAAGTTACCAATAAAATTGGTGATGAAAATCTGGAACGATGGGATGCATTACTTGATCTAGCAGAATCTTTTTCCGACAAAAATATAGCATCACCAGAAGTCGCGTATAAATTTTCACGCTGTGCCGAAGTAACTCGAGAATATGTTGATCGCGATAAACATTTTGCATGGAATGATACGATTAAAGCGTTGTCTGAATTATGTCCATCCTCTACTCTAGCCATCATTAGCCGTTGGCGAGATCGTACATTTGGTGATCATCGAAATATACTGGCGCCAACGATAGAACAACTAATAAAGAAAAATAAAATCAATCCACTCGATGCAACAGCATTAATACCTTTCCGAGAGGAGTGGAACGAAGATAAATTATTGATAGCTGCTTTGCCTTTATGTAAAAATGAGCAGGATAAAAAATCTCTTTTTCAATGGATTTATAATTACATCCGATTTACCTCTCCTCGTTTAGATAAATTAATACGAATTAAAACCATTGCTTTATCCATAGGTATAGATTCCACTGATCTTGATATATACATTTCAGCTGAAGAACAGTCCAGATCAGATTTGGAGCCAATAAGCGGCCATACCACCGAAACTGACGAATCTAAAGCAGCATGGCAAAGAGTTTTCAATATGTATGATTTATCCACATCCGAAGGGATTTCTATCGCATACCAAAACTTCCGTCATGAACCTGACCTCTATTCAACAGAGTCATTTATTCAGGAGGCGATAACTCGTATTAGTTTTGGCAAAGAAAAAGACTTTATCAACGCTTTTGGTAAATTATCGGAGATTAACCTTTATATTTTTGGAGATTTTCTTAAATCCATCCCTCAGGAGTGGACGGCCCGATTAAGCATAAAAACAGCTATTGCTTTAGTAACTAAAAGCTACTGCAAACGGTTTTGTATGCTTATTAGAAAGCATCGTTACTACGAAGCGTTTCCTTTTAAGCTTGCCAGCAAACTTTCTGGGCTCAATGAAGATGAGTTAATTAGTACTGTTCTAAATGCGATATCTGAATCACCCGAACCATCTGATTCAAGACAGTTGTTTAGCCTTGTCGGGCTATTAGTTAATAAGTTGACTCCAGAAGAAGCATTAAATGTCCTGTCTTATGGACTGGACTTATTCAATGAAGTATTGAAAGAGGAAGATGGAGATGGCCCTTGGGGACCAGCATTAGTTCCCCCAATTAAGATCGAGGATTCTCTTGCGGGATATGTATGGGCCAGGCTAGCGTCGCCAGAATCAACTGTTCGCTGGGAAGCCGCTCATGCTGTTTTTATGCTCTGCCGATTAGAACGTTCTGAAGTTCTTCAAGCAATATTTCAACATGCTGAAAATTGCTCAACACAGCCCTTTTGCGATCGCAATCTTCCCTTCTATAACCTCCATGCTCAATTATGGTTATTAATTGCTGTTGCACGTGCCGCGCAAGATGACGGGAAAGCGCTGATACCCTATATCGATTATTTTTATCGCTACGCGATAACTGAACAACCACATGTATTAATCCGCCTTTTTGCCGCCAGAACTCTGCTTGCGCTTAATGAAGCTGGGTTGATATCTATAACCGCTCAAGAAAGAGACAATCTTTCCAACATAAACCGGTCAACGTATGACCCAACAGTGAGTGATTCTGAAAGTTTAGTGGGCGAGGATTCATACACTTTTGGTATTGATTTTGGCCCATATTGGCTGGAACCTTTAGGCCGCTGTTTTGGAGTATCTCAAAAACAGCTTGAACCCGAAATGTTACGCATTATTCGAGATGATTTTGATTTTAAAGGAACTCGTAACTGGGAAGAAGATGAGCGGAACAAACGGCGTTATTATCGAGACAGAGATAATCATCACAGCCATGGTTCCTATCCACGTGTTGATGATTACCATTTTTACCTCTCCTACCATGCAATGTTCATCTCGGCTGGAAAACTATTGGCAACCAAGCCATTAGTGGATAGCCGTTACGATGAAATAGATGATGTTTTTCAGGATTGGCTAAAAAGGCATGATATTTCACGTAGTGATGGGCGCTGGCTAGCCGATCGACGAGATCCACAACCCGAAATCAGGCCAAGCTGGATTAACGATACTTCTGATAATCTCAATGAATGGCTGGGATCAATTTCGGAAAACATCTTTGACGAAACATTAAGCCCTGCCTCTGGATTACTGACAGTATGGGGACACTGGTCAGATAAGCGCAATGACCGAATAGAGTCAATTTCGGTTTCTACTGCGTTAGTCTCACCCGAGAGATCTTTATCTTTACTCCGGGCGCTACAAACTACTGAAAATGCATATGACTATAAAATACCCAGCACTGGTGAGGGTAGGGAAATTGACCATATGTCTTATAAGTTAAAGGGATGGATTAAAGACATCGGTGAATATAAAGGCATTGATGAACACGATCCATGGGCTGGCGATGTGACATTCCCGTTACCTAAGCCTGCGTCGTTTATCGTTGAAGCAATGAAATTAACTACGGATAAAGACCAGCGGGTATGGCATACCACTCATAGTACCGAACCAGAAATGATATCCAGAATCTGGGGTAGCCTAGCAGAAAAAAATGAAGATGAGAAACCAAATGGTTACAAGCTTTACGCCTCGGTGACGTTTATCAAAAAAATGTTAACTACATTGAGCATGGATCTCATTATAGAGGTTGGTGTAAATCGCTACTCGCGGAGTAACAGATATGGACGGAGTAATGAAAATGAACTCGAGAATATCCCATCTAGTAACAGAATCTTCCTCCTTAAACATGACGGAACCTTCCGAACGCTATACGGCAATTGTACAACTGGGGAAAAAGTTGGTTGAAGAACTAGCGTTAAACAATCCTGTTGATACGTTAGGCCGTTGGATGGCTCATCATATTGCAGAACTGATCTACGACGTTGAAAATACCACGGATGACACTGTACGCATCGCGAAACACATGGAGATTAGGGACTCTGTGTGGGCCTTTTGGACTAACCGCTACGAATTACCATTTGGCAATAAGCCATTTAAAGAACTAGAACCCATCCTAAGGGCTTTAGAAAGTCTTGATCCTGAAAACCTGCTATCAAGGTATTTCTTTCCTTACCCAAGTCTAACTGATAGAGAAAAGGAAACTTCGGAGACTCAAAAATGGTTAAAAGTTGCCGAAAGTATCGATTCGGCCTCAAAAATCCTGATTGACTATTGCCTCTCTTTAGCTGCAGAAAATTCTATTGATAAATCTCAAGAATGGGTGGAACTGGCACAAAAAGCTGGATTAGACGACGACATTGATCTAATTGAACTTCGTATTTTCCAATTACGTGGGAACCCATCCAACACAACTAATCCCAGTAGTGCACAACGGCGAGTTTTGGAAAAACGACAAAAAAATCTTGCCGTATTTCTTTCATTGGCCACTCAGTTAGACGAGCACCTCAAATCACAACTTGAAGTCCTACCGGCAACTGAAGATAAACCGGAAAAGGAAGAGGACAATGTTTGAGATGACACACTTTTAGTATTCATGACAATTTAAAAATACATTACTCTCCAGACCAAACTCCTTGGCCTTGGGAAAAAATGCTAACTATCTGAACAGGTAGAAAGATTATTATTGGCGGTGGTTTCTGATATAAAGGAAATTTTATAATGAGTTATTTCGATATATCACATGCAGCTCGTAAAGTGCTAAAAGTCATTAATGAAAACGAACTGGAAAAATGTATCGATAAATGTCTATATGAAGAACAATCTTATTATCTTCAGGACTTCAGGCTCTCTGATTGCGGACCTTATATCACGCAGAAACTCTTTTACTTTGAAAAAGCCATTACTGCACTCCGGATGTCCAAGTCATCAAAAAAACGCGAAGCAGCGAAATACACAGCTCTGGAAGCTGGCAGGGATCTGATAGCTGCATTTTTACAAATGAGAGCAGGGATTTCCGAGGTTGAGGCTGAAGAGGTTACATTCATTGTCGATGAGCAAATTTTCTCGCCAACAATTTTTAGTGAACATCTTTCTGTCCGAATAAGCTACTGTTGGCGAATCGAACAGAATGCAGACTGGCAATTTGGAAGCATTACATTCTCTTACCTTGCGAAAGAACAGCCAAGCTATTTCTCCGTGGTGCCAGCTCGCAAAATTAGCGCGGCCAGACAAAAGCAGATAAAACAAGAAAATTTGTACCGAGATTGGGTGTACCTAAAATCAATATGCAAGGAATCTGTCCATAGATATCTAAAAGAGGGGAGAGATGGCTCACTGATTCCTAGCACTTTCACAGTTAAAAACCTGCATAATTTCGGGGCAAATTTTTGGGAGAGCACCGAGACTTAGAAATTCCAGTTACAGGAGTCATTCTGGTTTCACTGGCCTGGCTCCCCGTCATTCAATGCAGCGAGCTAAAAAAACCGTTACTTTCTCAGAGCAGGCCGATGGTTTCGTACTGTAGCCAAGCACTAGCATTGTAAAAACCTTCAGATATATATCATCCAAATGAACATACCTAATTAGCGGCAGAACCTCACGGTTCTGCCGCTTTTGTTTGCATTTTTAGAGGATTAGTAATGAAAAAACCTGAAGAGTTGGAACCGCTGCAGAAATTGTTATCCGCTTTGCCTCCTGCCATTCGTAACCGTATTCTTGAACGTCTGCAGAGCCTGACCGATTACGAACCCGTAATCGGTATCGCCGGAAAATCCGGGGCTGGAAAGTCGTCCCTGTGCAATGCCTTGTTCAGTGGTGAGGTCTCACCGGTCAGTGATGTCCTGGCCTGTACACGAGATGCTTTACGCTTCCGGCTTAAAGCAGATAAACACAGTTTGATGATAATCGATTTACCTGGTGCGGGGGAAAGTGAAGCCAGAGACCGTGAGTATGCAAAACTCTACCAGTCACTGTTGCCAGAAATGGATTTGGTTCTGTGGGTTATCAAGGCTGACGACAGGGCATTATCAGTTGATGAGAAATTCTATCGGGAGGTGATTGGCAGGTATCGGGGCAAAGTCTTGTTTGTGGTCAGTCAGGTGGACCGATTTGAACCGCTACCGCAGGTGGCATCTGCATTCGATAGTCCTTCGGTACAGCAGAGGCACAATCTGAGCCTGAAGCTGGAAGATATCCGCCAGCGCTTTTCACCCACACACCCTCTTTGTGCCGTCTCAACGCGAACCGGCTGGGGAGTTGCCGCGATGGTCTCGGTGATGATGACGTGCCTGCCTGATAAAGCCTGCAGCCCTGTGACCTCCCGACTGCATAGATCGTTGCGTACAGAAAATATCAGAGGACAGGCTCGGGAGCGATTTGGACGGACAGTGGGCGATATGCTTGATACCGTTGCCAGTTCATCTTCAGTGTCCGCTCCCATCCGAAATATCATCCAGACGATACGCGATGTTGTTGTTCGTGTTGCCCGCTCTCTGTGGGACTTTCTTTTCTGAAGACTTAAACCCTTTCTCTTCTGGCCTCGTCGCACTCAGCGACGAGGCTCTCTTTTATCTGTTTTTAAAATTAAAGGAACTGAATATGACCCGTCTTGCTTCGCGCTTTGGCGCAGCAAATCTTATCCGTCGTGACCGTCCGTTAACCCATGAAGAGCTGTTTCGTGTGGTTCCCAGTGTCTTCAGTGAAGATAAACATCAGTCCCGGAGTGAGCGCTATACCTACATTCCAATAATCTCGCTGCTCGACAGCCTGCAGAAGGAAGGTTTTCAGCCGTTCTTTGCCTGTCAGACTCGGGTCAGAGACCCCGAGCGTCGTGAGCATACCAAGCATATGTTACGCCTGCGTCGGGCAGGACAGATTACCGGGAAACAGGTCCCGGAAATCATCCTGCTCAATTCTCATGACGGCTCCAGTTCTTATCAGATGCTGCCGGGATTATTTCGGGCGGTATGCCAGAACGGACTTGTCTGTGGTGAAACCTTTGGTGAGGTACGAGTGCCGCATAAGGGAGATGTGGTGAGCCAAGTGATTGAAGGGGCCTATGAGGTGCTGGGGATTTTTGATCGTGTTGAGGAGAAGCGGGATGCCATGCAATCCCTGATGCTGCCCCCACCGGCACAGCAGGCGCTGGCTCAGGCAGCACTGAGCTATCGTTTTGGTGAGGACCACCAGCCTGTGACGGCATCTCAGGTGCTTGTGCCCCGGCGCTGGCAGGATGAAAGTAATGACCTGTGGACCACGTATCAGCGTATTCAGGAGAACCTGATTAAAGGCGGGCTGTCCGGGCGTAATACCACGGGGAAACGAACTCATACCCGCGCAGTACGCGGTATTGATGGCGATGTGAAGCTTAACCGGGCGCTCTGGGTGATGGCAGAAACGCTGATGGGGCAGATTGCTTAAAAACCGGAAATATTTTTTACCGGAATTTGTTAATGGATTGTTTACGGAGGACATAACCTGTCCGCATACGCTTATCTTCGCTGATGATAAATCCAGCTAATACCTCCTTAAGGCACACCATCTCTCACTTCCGCAAAAAGAAAAAATAGTTTCCATGATGTCCATACCCTGTCCGGCCCCTTCTTTAAAGTAACCACTTACATTTTCAGTCAGTTAACCTGAATGGAGTCCCTCTCATGACACAGGCAGAACGTCGCCATGACCGGCTGGCTGTCAGGCTGTCACTTATCATCTGTCGTCTTGTCGCCGGTGAAACTCTGAGCTTCACCAAACTTGCTGCTGAGTTTGGCGTGTCTGTACGTACCTTAAGGCGGGATTTTCATGAACGTCTGATGTACCTCGACCTGGAGTATCACCAAGGACATTGTCGTTTGCGCTCAGGAAATAGCGGGGCTCAGGGGGAATTTGATGTACTGACCTTTGCTCACCGTACGGGACTGGCCGATGCTTTCCCCGGTTTCGACAGAAGGCTGGCCGGTGCTCTGCTGAATGCCGATGACATGCCTTGCCTGATATGGCAGCCAGCAAATGCAATTTCTCCCTCAGGCTCACTCACTTTTTATCGTCTGGTCAGTGCTATCTCAGCCCGTCAGCGGGTCATATTGCTGGCAGAGGGGATGCGTTGCGAAGGGCTGGCTCCGTACCGGCTTATTTCACTGTATGGTCACTGGTATCTGGTGGGTGAGTTACAGGGCCGTATTGCGGTTCACCCGCTAGAGAGTATCCATACCGTGACCGTCCTGAAAGCCACCTTTATCCCACTCAAGGATTTCAGTCTGCTTTCAACCCGGCCTGACTTTATTCAGGCTCTGCCTCATTTCGATTCCGTTCGTGATGCGCTCTCCCTCACATGTCATGTCGGTACCAGCAGCCATCATTGTGCTGAGTAGCATACCGGGCACGAGGAGGCATTGTTGTTTTAACGAAACATTGCAGTCAGCAGGCTATCTGGCGTATCTGCTGACTCAGGTGTTTTCTCTTAATCAGCCTTTTCTGTCGGATGAGGTCGCTGACAGAAAAAAATACAACTTTTTTACTTATCTGAGTATATAACCATGAAAAAAATTATTGCTGTTCTTGCTCTGAGTTCAGGACTGGGTTTTAGCCTTCCTTCCCTCGCCCGCAGTGATATACCGCCTGATACTATCTGGTCATTCAAAGACCCTAAGGGACGAGTGCTATGGGATGTTTGTGGCGGAAAAAACAGTACCTGCTCCATTGTCCTTGCAGCCACTAACCGGGTCGCGATTGTGAACCGTAAATCCACCAACGGTTGTGCATTAGGGGATTTTTATGTTGTGGCTAAACCAGAAAAAGGCTGGAATCAGTACGATACGGGAACTTGCAGCAGCAACGCCTATTTCAGCAAAGGAACCATGAATAACGGCCAGTATCGCACTATAGATGTGCGCCTCAATGGTGAACTCGTCAAGCGTTTCCCGGTCGAGTACTGGTCGCTGTCTAAATCGTTTTCTAACGGCAATCGGCCAAAATGGACAAAAGATAAGACAAACTAGAAGGTCCGTCTGACCGGATAAATATTGCGACATTTATCATCAGACGGCGTGAGAATACCTGTTCAGCGATATCATATTTATTCAGTCTGTACAGACTGAATATCGTTTCGGCAAAAATACCGCGTCACTTATGCTTATTCATACCTCAAATAACGAGTGGCTAATTGGCGCAATTTAGATATAGATAATTTCTGACTCACCAATATGGAGATACCAATGAGACTGATACCAGTAATACTGGCAACCAGCATGATGCTCTGTGCAGCGCCTGCCAGTGCGATACCTAACATGTGGACCAATAATTTTGCCATGGGCGTGACGGAGTACATTATCACCAGCCCGGAAAAGACGGTTCTGAATGTAAGCTGTACTACGAATCCGGATGAGGAGGATAACCTTCAGCATAGCGTGTATATCACGCTTCCTGGAGGCAAGGGGGCTAACTCACATGAAGAGGATAAGACCATTACCTTGGTGACAGGAGACAGTCAGTATCCAGTCCCTTCCTCTCTTGGCTGGCGAGGTGCCGATAATGCTTGGTTTTCTTTTATTGAAGCTCTGAGTCAGGCATCGAAGTTTGATATCTACATCAATGATGACAAGGTCGGCAGCTTCAGTCCATCAGCGGAGAATATCCGCAAAGAGCTTGATGGTATAAATGAGTGCAAGGACATCCGCTATCAGGAAGCGCAATAATCTTCGAACACTGATTTACCCTGTCACTGATGTGGCAGGGGTTTTCTTTTTCAGGGCCTGGATATATCTCAGCGTCATCATAACACTCAGCCAGTCTTAAAGGCTACACGGGCAACTCAATACATTTCCTGAACCAGGCCAATGAATACCGATGACTGAGTCAGGCAGATTCACATCCCGCCCCCCTGACAATCACTCTCTATTGACCACTCACCGATTGAGGACCTATTTATGGAAAACACAGTCGATTTTTCTTCCCCGACACTTCCCCCGCATGTACAGCGTACTGTTGATAAAGCTTTTGAATTACTCAATCACTATTTACATCAACCGGGAGTCGCTTTCACTTCAACAAGTGCAGCCCGTGACTGGCTGTGTCTGAGAATGGCCGGATGTGAACGCGAAGAGTTTATGGTGTTGTATCTTAACCATCAGAATCAACTGCTTGCCTGGGAAACGTTATTTACCGGCTCCATCTGCAGTACAGAAGTCCACCCTCGTGAGGTGGTAAAACGCGCACTCTATTTTAATGCCTCTGCGGCGATCCTTGCCCATAACCATCCTTCTGGTGATATCGCGCCCAGCAAGTCAGATAAGGTCATTACCCATCGCCTGATTCACGCCCTCGGATTAGTTGATGTCCGTGTTCTTGACCACTTCATCGTGGGTGGCAGGCAAGTATTCTCCTTCGCTGAACATGGACTTCTGTAAGGCCGACATACTTGGCTCATATGGCTATGTCTATATCGTTATTTATCCTGCCCAAAACTAAACCCCTTTAATTTAAACGAGAGGAAAAATGAAAACTCATCCTGCAATAAATCAGCGGGTGGCGAAGCCATGCCCGTCGTCCGTGGCTATCTGGCAAATGTTGCTGACTCGCCTGTTAGGCCAGCACTATGGTCTGCGACTGGACGACACTCCCTTTATTAATGAATCCGTGATTCAGGAACATATTGATGCTGGTATCACACTGATGGATGCCATTAACTTTCTGGTAGAGAGATATGAGCTGATTCGCACTGACCGAAAAGGATTTACCTGGCAGGATCAGACTCCATTTCTCACCGCTATCGACATCCTCAGAGCCAGACGCGCTACTGGCCTAATCAACACCTGAATTCTTCGAGTCTTATTCCTGATTTTTATCTCCAAACCTTCCCCTTTTTATATTGATCGCATAATGCGTCAGCCACTATTTGCAGGCGCGTTTGCTTTTATGGATGATTAACGATGCAAACAGAACCCGATGTATTAACGGATCACAGTGAACTTATCCTCTCAACTAATATTGAACGGACTGTGACAGGGCGTGATGCCGCACTTGCTCAGATTGAACAGTTGATCCTGCAGCTTGATGCAGTATCGCGACTCACCTCAGAAGTGGGCGGGGGAACGGCACAGGACTGGGCCATGAAGTCCGGGCGCCGCTATGACAGCTGGTTAACCGAGCCATCTGAGAAAGCGATGCCCGCCATTACGCGTAATATTGACCGGAGTATCTGGCGCGACTTGATGCTGAAGTCCGGCATGATGGCCTTGATGGATGCCCAGGCTCGCGACCAGTGGCATAAAAACCTGGAAGAGGGCGACCTTCCTGCTATTAGCGAAGCCAATATCCTCAGTACCTTTAAGCAGTTACATCTGAATAAAAGAGATGTCTTTGAACGCGGTATCATCAATGTATTCAAAGGACTGTCATGGGATTATAAAACCAACAGCCCCTGTTGCTTTGGTAAGAAGATCATCATTAACAATCTGGTGACGCATAACCGCTGGGGATTCAGTCTTAACTGGGGCTGGCGGCGCGATCAACTGGCTGACTTAGAACGAATGCTGTTTTTGCTGGATGGCAAACCGATCCCTGATAATCGAGGTGATATCTCTACCCGATTGATGGAGCATATTCGTGATAACCCTGCTAAGGAAGTCTATGAAGATGAGTTCTTTAGTATTCGTTATTTTCAGAAAGGTACGGCACACATCACTTTTAAAAGGGGGGACCTGACAGAAAAAATGAATAACATTGTAGCGAAGCACTACCCAGAGATGCTGGCTAGCTCGTGTTAATATTGATTAGTGTTGAGAAATTTCACTTACACCAGCCGTTACATAAAATTTGTGAACGTGTTGTATTTAAGTAAGGTGATCTGGTAAGTAATTGAATTTTATGGTACGCCCTACAGGGCTCGAACCTGTGACCTACGGCTTAGAAGATAGTAGAGCATCAATTAACCCACTGTAATACCGTGATTTTCCCGTGTTCGCAACCGGGCTTGTGTCGTATCGTGTCGTTATATGATATTTCTTTGTGCGTTGTGTCTTTGAGTCACGACACAATTTCGACACACGTTATTTAGTCATTCCGTCATACTGCTTTTCACAGACTCGTCCTGCTTCTGCTGCCCTGTCAGCGTACTCTGCCAGTTGTCGGCTTCGTTCGAGAGATTTGCTGAGCACGTCGGCAAGCAGAACTCCGGTGTTTGCGGCTGACGACCCAGCGCCGATAGAGGCGTTATACTCCTGTAGCTGCTTCCTGATACTGGCGAGTTGTTGCTGCAACCGACCAGCACGATGGGCAGCATCAAGAGCATCACTACGCGCCTGGTCAATCCGCTGCTGTGCGTCTTTCTCATTCTGCGCTTTCTCCTGTTCGTTCTGTTGTCTGAGTGCGTCATCTGCTTTTTTCTGATCGGCCTGTGCCTGTGTATAACCGAAGTCATACTGTCGATCACCATGTAATTTCCATGCAACCACCCCAGCAGCAACCAGGGTAGCAGATAAAACAATAATAACTAATTGTTTCCAGTACGCTTTCAGGATTGCCGCCATCATACAGACAGCGCCTTTTTAGCGGTCGCATAACGGGCGCGGCGGTCATCAATACCATTCTGGCCACCGTTAATAATCGTCGTCACACGGAACAGATCACCGGTATATTTCAGGCAGCCTTTCGCAGCAAAGAACCAGGCCGCTGCGCGAGCTGCATTTTCGTCTTTCTCCAGCAGCTCAGGATTACTGACAAGGTCAAGCTTAAGCCCGTTTCCAGTGACCCGATAATTATCAAGAAAGGTAGTTTGAATAAGACTGCGGCCGCGATATTTCCACCCGTCACCTGGCGAGTTATTACCGAATCGCTTGCTGTACACCAGGTTGGCGATAGCTCGCTGTCGCTCAAGCGGTAAAGCTGGTTCGCCCGGCTGACGACCTAAAGCGTTCGCCTGGCCTTGAGTCAATCGCCCGGCCTTAACGAAGTTAGCCAGGCCAGCAACGCTGTAGTTGAAACTCTCCACAAGACGAGTAAACCCGCCGCTTTCATGCCCGACCTGAGCAATAAACATTGCCTGGTCATCTGTTTTGATAATGCCGAACTCCTGCATAGCTGCAGTGATATGCGAGTACCAGCGCTCAGCCAGCGCAGCATTAAGTCCAGCAGCCTGTCGGAATTGATTAATGTTCATATTTATTTAAGCCTCTTAATGACTTGCACGACATTGCCGCGCGTAGCGAGAACGGAAGCCATCACAACCGCATTCATGACCACTTCTGACCAGTCAGCATGGGGGTAAACCCCCAGCACGATACGGATAGGAATGCTGGCTGAGATGAAGATAAGCAGGTAGGCAATGAGGCCGCCCCAGCGGCGGTGGCGGCACAGGCCGCGCTGAAATGTGAAAACTCGAATAGCGGTAATCGAGCAGATTATTGAATTGGCAACCAGCCACGGATCATGATTTATCATCATCGTTCACCCCACGGATCAGGCTCCCTGGATTGTCTGAACGTCGATAAATCCATGCACCGATGCGCACCGCGACGATAGCCGCGACAAAAGCCCCGGCAGCATCAACACTGCCACGCTCAAATGCGATAGCAGGAATGATGCTGGCGAGGCCGATAAGCACTGAGGCGATGGGTTTAAAGAGAAGCAGACCGCAGAGAAAGCTGAGTAGAGAAAGCAAAAGACGCCGTTTGATGCTGTATTCAACCGCTGACGTGACAAAAATAACCGCACCAGCAAGAGAACCCAGCGCCACTTCTGGCGGTATCCCGACAAACCAGGCGATGATTGCAGCGACACCAACCGATTGATTTACAACTGTTCCAGTTAGAGAGGCTGACATAGCAGCCACCGATTTTTGTGCATAAAAAACCCCCTTTGGTAGGGGGTTAGTATTACACAATAAATCTTATGCGTGTAATAAATACCGAGAAATGGTTATGCTCCGGAGACCCATACTCCTCGCTTCAATATCCAATAGTTAGGAGTGACACTTACCGTGTACGAGTTGCGGCATATCGAACCGTCTCGATAATTTACATCGCTTGGGATCTCAAAGCTTATGCCGTCGAAAAACGGAATGGCCTGACCTTGAGATATAATAACAACTGTTGCCCCAGCGGGTATCTCATTAGCGACAATAATCCCTAGCTCATAATCCACAGTGGATACATAGGTGCTAACTCCATTTATCAGTAACCTGTCACCACCATTAAAATAGTACGAATCAGTGATATTATTTAGTTTAATAGCGCCATTTGTCACAAAACCGGAGATCCCTCCCCTTGGCGATAAGTACTCTCTGAAATTCGAGTTGTTGTAATTGCTGGCATTTCTTCCATCAACCACTCTAGCACCATTATAAACGCCAGATGCGTTAATCCTATTTTGATGACCAAGAAATAACCCATGTGAGTCAATGGTTTTATTTAGAAACGGATTTGATGACAGCCCTCGCCGTACGCCAGTATGCACCTCTTTAATCATTGAGAATGACGGGATAGCCTGAATATTATTCCTATAGGTGTAAGCGTAAATATCGGAGGTAAGATAAAGCGCACATTTAGATATCGCTCTCCATTGGTTATCCTCTACCGTAATACCCGATACCGCCGAACGACATTTCACCACATATTCATAATCACGGGCGTAGGTATCGTGGAGGTGGAAACCTCGGACGCTCCCTTCAAAAGCTCCGCCTAGATCAATACATGTTGTTTTACTTGATGCCCCTTTTTCAAAATATGCCTCAACTTCAACACCGATTACTTTATCAATCCTCAGAGTCCCTTGATCAAATCTAGGCTTACCCGTTATCGTGATTCCATTGCCATGATACTGGTCAGCCGGAATTGAAGTAGTAAACCTGCTATCCCCAATATCCATTGCATAACGGGAATTATTGAACCAATCTCCTCCATTAATAGTGAGAGTATTTATTTCACGCAAAAAACTAGGAGCGTAAGCGCTCAAACCATCATTACCATTTATTCCTGCACATTGATTTAGCGTGCAGGAATAGCTGGTTATTTGCCAATTAATGGAGAAACCACTCACTATTATCTGATTGCAAACCATTTCAGGCTTATCTATATGCACTCCAACCAAGAGTCCATCAGGAGATGTTATCAAGTTTTTATTGGTAAGCTTGAACCCCCCAGCGCCAATCCGGCGCATAGTTACCGTTATGGTTTTTGAGTCAGGCCAAAACAATGCAGGAGCTAAAAGGACAGGAACCAGTTCAAGATCTCCGCCTGACACCTTTGACGCTAAAACAATGTGCGAGTGGAATGTAAAAATACCACTCCCTGTTAATTCAACTCCGTTATTTAGACAAAACAAATCGGCCTTTTTTATACCTGTTGTGGAGTTATTTCTATCACTTACGAAACCAGAAATATCCCCTTGCATTCTAGTTGAATACACCAACTCTGTAACAAAAGTAAAAGAACCACGGGTGGTTTCTATTACATATTCATTAAGCTCATTTCTAACCGGCTCAGAAAGAAAACGATGCGACTGCAAGGAAAAGTCACCATCAAATTTCCAATTAACTAATATAGATCCATCTATATTGATTTTATCAATCCCCGCTGGACATGATGTATCTGTAAGTAAACTTATAACCCCAACATGGGGCCAGTAAGATGGTTTCTCCTTTGATAAAAAATCTAATACATCAGCCGCTGAACCTGATGATGGGGCTATGGCAACCGGATTTCCTAGCTCATCAAAGGAAAGTAACTTATTTCTACGTTCTGCAGTACTTGGCATTACGGTTAGTTCATTTTCCTTAACGCGTAACGTTCTTCGAAAATTGCTCTCTATCTTTTCATTGAGGTTCCTGTCAGCCTCCTGCCATCCCTCAGTGTTACCACTGATCTGTTTATCAACGTAGCTCTTAGTCGCCGCATCCTGAGGGCGTGACGGGTCACGCAGGTTACGAATGTAATTCCCCATAGCGTCATAATAGTTAGCCAGGAATGACGGCTTACGAAGCGACAGAGAGAACACGCTACGCAGTTGCTGAATAAGCATTGTCAGCTTATCGAAAGCATCCTCGTGAACCTCGGCAAAGAACTTACCCTGATTGCGAAGATCGGTTTCCTGAGTGACAGGCAGCTCACGGGAAATAGAGATCCGGACGCCAGCAGCAAGCGGCGCTTTAAGTACAACGCTACCGCCACGAAAACCGCCTGCACCAGTAACGGTGTAATCGGTATCCAGTCGCAGCGTTTTTATATCCTCGCCATCAGCCCCATCAGTGATGGTAACCACCAGGTCAGACTTTTTGAAAATCCTGAACGTATACGGGAAGAACGTGGTAACGCCGTTGCCTGTGTACTCGTTGTGGTTCGTTTCGGTTGAGACTGTCATATCTCCATTACTCCCAGAGAATCGGCTCGCCCGATGCGGCCGTTACGCTGGTACTATTCTATAGCCCAAATAACCCCATATGAATTAATGAGTGACTTTTGACCTCAGAAATTACCTTATTGGTAATTTATTTTTCTGGAAGATTCTCAAGTCTTTTGTTATATGTATATATATACAGTACTCCAGAGAGGACGCCACATGTCATCACCGTATAACTACCCGCTGACTGAGGGTGACGAAGAACGGATACATAGCCCGGAAGGGGTCAGGGCTTTGATTGAAGAGTCTAATTTAATGCACCTGCTCAGGAGACTTGATAGTGACGGGTATGATGTAAGCGGAGCCGCTGCGGAATTGACGGCGCTGATTAATTACGTTAGCAACACCAGCGTGTCTATGGGGGATCTGTTAACTCACTTGGATTATTGTACTTCGGTCATCAAAAACAGCTTAAAGAAATAACCGTAAAAGATTATTTATTGCCAGAATTAGTGCAAATAGGCCGCTTTCGCGGCCTCCTGATATGCCCTACTCAATCTTACCCACGGCATAGTTGATGTACTGCGCGTGGGTCTGAATGTCGCTAATCGCCGTTGTAAGCCCGACTATATAATTACGCGCTGCTTTTAGTTCCTGCTCTACCGCTTTGATATCGTGTCCATCGTGACTGAGCAGCGCCAGCAGGTTCTGCACCGGGCTATCCGGGCTACACGCCATGAAGTCACCAATCAAGGCTCTGCCTGTTTTGCGGTTAGGCTCGATGACATATCGCACAGCCCGACCGCCCTTAGGTATGAACTCACCCTCTATAACAATCTTCTGTAGGCGATCGACTAACTGGTTAAGGTTATGTGCGGTGGCGGTACCGACCAAATCACCGAGAGTATCAGGTATCCTGGAGCGGTTTAGCTCCGCGTCCATCCGGTCGAATTCGGCAATGTATGCCTCTTTGAACTGCGCGGCTTTCTTGCCAGTGAATCCCATAGCCAGGAATACGAAACCGTTCTTGGTCATGTTAAACGCTTGCACTTGACGGCTACCGCCGCGCGGCTGCAATACGGAAATTGATGTCTCCTCAAAATTGAGGGCACGAAAATTATCAGAACATTCGAGGTTATCAATGCTTCTCAGAACATTGTCATGACGCTTGCCAAAGTAAGATGTTACTGCCATAGAAGTGGTTACAGGCTTGCCATGAATTACAGAAATATCTGGGGAAGAGGTAGGGTGTGTAATGTTCATAGTGATCACCTTTGTAGTTAGGCTAATCACCACCTGAGGTGCAAATCTCTTTGGTGGTGAGACGTACAGGGTTTGCACTACCGGCTACAAAGGACCCGGCCAGCCTTGCGGCTGCCCCGCACGCCCCACCATAATTCGGATGTGGCTGTGCTTTACGCATAAAAAAACCGCTTGAGCGGCATGTGCGCCTTTGTAGTTAGCGGGGTGCAAATCCCGTCACCGGATTTTGCCGATGCACAACAACTATGGCACACGTTTTTTGGGATGTAAAATCACCAATTTGGTAATTATATTTATTAGCCTACCACTTAAATTACCTTTTTGGTGCTTTTTTTATGGCGCAAAACCGCTGATGCAAGGATGCGCCAAAGATGAAGCAACAATGCGTTGACGGTGCCGTCAAAGTGAGCGAAAATTACCTTATTGGTAAACGAAGGTTAACGGAGGTCAACATGAGTTTTAACATTATTAGTTTTATCAAAACCATGCTGGCTGGTGCGGGTGCAGGATTTGCTTTAACAGGCGGCCTGTCAATCGCCATCCCAGCCATCACCGTCACAAACAGTATCGCGTTGAGCATGGCTGGTGCGGGTGCAGTTGTGTTAGCAGTGATATATCTTAAGAAGAAATTGGTGGGTTAAGTTGCAAGAATCGCACTGGTTTTTACCACAAAACACTGAGCAACTTACCCATTTTTATTTCTACATATGTGCAGCTTATATGGTAATCCATTTCATATGGGATCACTGTGCAGAAGGGACGCCATCTTTTGGATTTGATAAGCTGCCGAGTAAAGTTGGTGTTTTGTATTCTTCAACAACATTTTCAACTAGTATGTTTTTTGTGGTTATTTTATTTGATATAAAAAACCCATTAAGAACATCAGATGCTTTTATTTTCCCTTTGATCATAGCCTGTGGTACGGGTCTGTTAATTTCTCTTGCGGATTTAGCTCCAAAACCGACCGCGAAAATTCCAAAATAAGTAGCCCACCTGAGTGGGCTTTTTTGTGGGGGTTAGATTCTTTTGCGTGATGAGAACCATTCTGAAAACATAGACATTCCCCCGCAGGCAACTGCAAATACCAATCCCCCGAAGAATAACAGCCCTGCTTGCCACCATTCCCATCCCCAAACATCTACAGCGCCAATCATGCCAACAACAGATCCGATAACAGGTATATAGCTAATAACAAATGCAATTGGGCCAGCTATTATCCAGTGCAAGCCCCACCAAGATTCAAGCCCTGCCATAACAGCAGCTAGTTGGAAAAGGCCAAGCACGATATAAATAATAAAACCGATTGCCTGCATATAGCTCTCCGATTATAAAAACTTAATTGATTTATATAGTTTATCCAAGTGTATTGCTGATTTACCGCTTAGTTTATCTTCATAAAAGTTAGCTGAAAACTTAACCATTCTATTTTTATGCATAGTGACAAAAGTCGTTTCTCTTGCTGTGTTATCGCCAGGGAATTTAACTATTGCTGAATACGTTATGGCTTTATTTTTACCAAGAAATCCATCGTCAACTTTAATTATATCAACACTATACCCATCGGAAGGCATCCCGCTTTTAAGTAACATATCAGCAAACTGTTTTTTCTTTTTATCAGTGTTAAAAGATTTAGATAACTGCTCTGAGTTATGAAAAGGAGCATCCTCTCCAGCCTCAGGGCCGTAGGATATTTGCACTTGAACAAAGTCAGGGCACTCTTGGCAAATGAAAACCTCACCAACAGGTGTATTTTTTACTAACCATCCATTGCTATCGACTTCATAATAACCATCTTTAATATAAGCTGTTGCTGTTAACGGAATTAAAAGTAACGCCAGAAGCATTCTCTTCATTATTTTCCCTTCTTATTGAGGTGTCATATCCTGCGGTCGCCACCAGTAAGTTTGATTGAATTCTTTTTTAGATCTCTGCTCCATCTTACGCAGATACCCAGGTGAAAAATACTCCTGCATTTGGTTAAAAATCATATGATCTAATGCAGCTCTGGCGTACCACAGGTTAGCGCCTGGAAGTAATCCCTTACCAAGCTTAACCAAGTCACCGCCTGTCTGCTCACTATTACCTTCAACGGCGTTCAATGGTATGCCCTGACCAAGCTTAACGATATCATCAACCATGCCTGCAACAGGCCCTAGCATTGAAGCCAGTGCACCACCACCATAACGAGTATGATCTGAGAAAAGGAAATCGCCATATAAACCAAGACCACCACCTTTCAAAAGAGCGTTAAGCCAAAACTTTCCTGCATGCTCTCCTGCCATATCTTTTGGGTTGCGCCCGTTAACCAAGTCAGTTATCTGCATCGACATAGCGCCAAGGATTGTCGTGCTGGCGACGAATGACGCAAGGTATGCAGCCCGACCACCAGCAGAAGGCATACCAAAAGCCCTGGACCAATGCCGCATGACTACTGAAATCGGGAACGACTTAAACAGGAAGAAGCTTCTTACCAGTTCACCTTTTAACGTTCCGCGCTGCAAGCCACCGCCTGTAACCATCTGCTCACGTGCACCTGGGGTGATGACAGCTATATCAACTTCTTCGGCTACAGCACCTAATAAGCGGCGCATAGCATCAAATTTAACGCGCTCTGGTGAGCCCAGGTGTTTAACCGCTGCATCAGGTATGCGCATAATGCTTTCAGGCGTGAGCATAGTGGTGTTGCCGTTACCCCAATCCTCTTGCTGAGCCAGCTTCCAGACAGAGAAATCCCGCTCAGTTACACCCTTACTTAGAAGTATGCGATGGTCACCCGGGGAAAGGCTAGCGAGGTCTGGAGTGCGCGAAACAACATCGCCAATGCTCCCCATCATTGTGACGCCGTAGGCTCGCTTATGGGCGTCTGACCATGCGGTAAGCCCACTTGCTCGCATAACAGCAGTAGCAGCCCACCGCGCCTTTGACGGGCCCATATTATCCATTGCCCAGCGGTTAACGCTGCCGAGTAAGGATTCCATTGCCAGACCAGCACGGCGAGCCCTGGCTAACTCAGTTCTGTTTGCCGGGTTCATTGCCTCAAGCTGGTTCTTGAATAGCTGATTCATTGGTAAATTAGTAACCTTGGCAGACAGGTACATCGTACCGAGATCAGAGAATGAGGCTAACAAGGCAGATCCTAAACGGCTGGCAACCATCCAGTTACGGATATTGTCAGACCACCGGGCGATATGTGGGTTAGCTATTGGCTGTGTTCTGCCAGATATAAAGTTGTAAAGGTTCTCTGTTGAATTAGCCAGGCGTACAACCTTACCGGTTCGTGATGGATTGGCTGTGGCTGTTTCAGATTTAAGCTCTGTCAGCAAAGACTGGAATACATGGTCGGGATTAGGCCCGTAGGTTTCAACCAGGGCAATATCTTTACTGATACCTTCCAGGTGGCCTACCATAACTTCCCATAGTGAACGGTCACCGTATTGCTGCTGATACTCAAGATACGAGTCAGCATCTTTAAAGTGGATCTGACGTGAAGCATTGCCACGATTGGCGCGGGATCCTGATACTCTCATTCCACTATCACTAAGTTTATTAAGGCCACCAGTGGCGATGGTGTTATATGCCTCACCCAGGAAAGCGGTAAGCTCTGAATCACTCATCAGCTGACCATCTTCCTTAGTGTAGTGCTTACGGTCCAGCTTGCCGATTATGTCACTTACCCATTTATCCTTTGAAACTCGGCCAACTTTATCCATAGAGTGATGCTGTGGAATCCCCCAAGACTCAAGATAACCGATGTCACCACCTGCATCATTGAAACGGCGGCGTAATAGTTCAGTGGTTTCTTTCCACGCTTTTGCACCAGCTTGTGCTTTGGTGTTATTTGTTTTTTGCCCCCGGATTTCATAGGCCAGATCCCTTACTCCAGCCTCATCTTCAAACAGGCCAAAGAAACGAGGATCCACAGCCTCGAAAGCCTCTTGTAACTGGCTCAGGGCATAATCTCGCGTGGCCTTACCGCGTGACTCAACAGACAGGAAATTAGCTTTTCCATCAGCATGAAAGGCAATCGTCCGGTTGAGAGCTTCCAGTTTTCCGTCTTTTCCTTGATAGCTATTAATAAAATCATCCAGTCGTTTTCTGGCAAGAATGGTTAGTGCTACACGGTGTTTTTTCAGCCCGGCTTCCTGCTGCAACTCATCAGAGGCCAGTTGCCCAGCGCGGCGCAAGCGTTCTGCATCTGTCATATGTCGCCATGACGCAGGATCATTACGCGCAAGCTGGCGCATGTTCCGGTAGATACGGTCTTCAATATTCTTTATTTCGCTGGCGGTTAAGTTACGCTGCGCGGCCTGCTGCACTGCCTGAATACATTCCTGTCTCATAAAATTATCCTCTCAGAAAACACGCAACAGCCACATCAAACAGGCTGGAATCTTTAACTGCTTGCTCATGCTCACGATTAGCGGCATCAAGCACTTCTCTGGCACTGCGCTGCTGCGTGTTACCTTCTTCATCAAGAAGAGTGATCATCATGTCTGGTGTTGACGTTAATGATTCCTCAGCGGCGCGTGTATCGGTATCGACCGCCTGCTCTTGCGTCGGTCTGGCCGTGGTTTCTTTTGCAGAAATTGGCGTATCAATTACAGGTGATGGTTCCGGTGCGACATCTGCTGTCCTGTAATAAGCCAGTGCCTGAGTATCAATTGTTGTACCGGGTTGCTGTTCAAGCGATAGAGCGCTCATTCTCTGCTGTGCAGATCCCTTATCAGTCACATCAAGAACATCATCTAATGCTTGAGTAATAGAACTGCGCCGAGATGGAATAGCATGGAATGAGGACGATTCAACAATGCTGGCTACGTCAACGGGGTTTCCTTCACTGATATCGCGCATTGCCTTTTGAATGGCCTGGGCATGAGCATTGCGAGACAGGGCATTAACAGGAACGCCAGGAGCAGTGTCTATCTCTGCGTGATGCGCAGAGTTTGCAGCCAGCGCCGCATCAACATCAGCAGGCGTGAGCTCAGGGGCTTTGACTGACTCGCCTCTGGAGTTAATAAACCGACCAACACCGCCGAATGCCACGCCCAGCACTGCATCAATGGCGATAGACTGGCGATCAAATACATCGTACTGATTCGCCATTTCGTTATAGCCACCTTTGCGGAGCGTTTGCGCTGTCAGGCCACGCTGCGCCATACCAAAGGCCACGTTTGTACCTGCAGCGTAAGCAATATCAGGCGCAGCTCTGGCAGCGGTAGCAATAACATTACGCGCAGCGCTACCGCCAGAACCGGCCAGTTGAGCACCAACACTTTCTGCTATAGCACCTCCCGCACGAAGTCCCAGGCTCATAGGGATCAGAGTACCTGCACCAGCGGTAATGCCCTGAATCAAACCCGCCTCCTGAGCGGTACCGAAGTCCACTCCCTTAGCCTGGAGCTGCTCAAATTCAGAGAACCCCTGTAATGCTGTTACAGCAGCAGCGCCACCCAGCGGACCCGCAATAAGCGTACCCGCTATCGCCTGGCCACCCATATCAAATAAGCCATGCAATACCTGTCCTGCGGTACCGGTTGTGGCAGCGTCAGGCGTTAAGCGTTTAACCTGTTGTTGTGCCAGCTTCCGCTGCTCTGCGATGAACGCAGGTGATGAATCAGTGATCCCTGTAGCCTGGCTAACAAATTCAGCGACAGGAGACACTACTTTATCCAGCCCAGCCCATAGCAATTGATCTGGTTTAGCCACCAGTCCGGAGTAAAGCCCATCAGCACCAGCGGAAAGGGCGTTATCGAAGAAACCAACATCGGTGCTGGCTGCGCTAACCGGATTAGATGCCGCGGTATCGAGCTGCTGATTCTGGTTTACCGGGTTAAGTCCGAAGTAACTCATTGTGGGATGCCTCCGGCAAAACGTTGTTTCTGTTGTGTCAGGTCGATAACAACGGGTGTCCCATCCTGTTTGGTCAGGTATCCGGTACCGAGCTTGATCAGATACTGACTATCGCCATAACTTTGCAGTCCGTACTGGCCTGGTGGGGCGTTAATACCTGTATCTGTAACTTGCTCTTTCCATGCCTGGTTAATCTGCGTATCAAACTGCTCAGATGACATGCCCCACGGCAGCAGGACGCTACCGAGGCCGTTATAATCATGAATGCCGCCAGTAGCCACGTTAACGGCCTGCTTCCAGGTATCACCTTCAATCTCACCAGACACCACGCCTTTTTTCTCCATAACCCCAGCGTAGTAGTCTTTTGCTATTTCATAGGCCATAGCAGCACCATTTGAATCACCGGCAAAGGCATCCTGAACCATATCCGCAAACTCTGGACGTAGCTCTGTATCCTTCGGCATCGGAATACCTTTCCCGTCTTTAGAACCTTTGCGAGCAGCTGAGCCAGCCAGAATTGTTTGCGCTGCTGACTCCGGAGAAACAGACACATCAGAGCTGAACCAGTTCTTTTGCGCCAGCACTCCTCCGGGCTTATCCATCAGGATCCCGGCAACGGCTGCCGCTGGTGCGTTAGCGCTGATTTGTTGCAGTGCTGCCATATACAGTTGACCGCCACCAGTGCTTTGCTTAATGGTATCGAGATATGCGGACTGCTGAGAAACAGGGGCGTCACGGAAGAAGGTACCGATTTGGTCAGACTCAGCCTTAGAGAAGAATGTCAGGGGCGTTCCGTAGCTGCGAGCCAGATCCACGGCCTGTGATGCGCGCAATCCTACGCTCTGACCAAAAGCGGCCTGATTACTCAGGTCTATCGGTTTTGTCTGCTCTGCTGCCAGAGAGAACTGTACAGGGTCAGCATTACGCTGTTTGATGACATGATTAGCTGCCTTCACTACACTGTCGTAGAGCTCCGCCCGGTTAGCATAACCTTCGCCTGTTTCTTCTGTTCCAGGGCGCAACTGATCTACATACGCATTGATACTGCTGGTAGGCATGTTGCGGAATGAGCCAATGTATTGGCCGGCAATCTGAGTGTTACGGAATTCGGTGTAACGCTGATTACCTTCACGAGCACCGAAAGCAGCAACAAAAGCTGACTGATCTGGTGGGTTAGGAAATTCAACGCCGCGCATATAGGCCGCTGTCGCATCGCGCACCTGCTCACCAATTTGATTTTTGTATTCTGCCTGCTGCTGCTTATTGACCTGTTCCGCTTGGCGCATGAAAGTGGCCTGTGCCTCAGGCGAAGCTGCATCGAACGCCGCATTACCTGTATAACGCTTGGTGTTGGTAGGTATGTTTGATAGCCCAAGAGCTGCGCTTACGCCTGAGGATAACTGTTGGTCGCTATACGGCTGGCTGCCATTTTCATGATGGATGATTGCCGCACACAAGGCACGTAGAGTATCAGGGTTAGAAGCATCAAGCGGCTGATCTGCGGATACACCGAGGCGTTCACACATAGCCTTGATGTATGCCGCTGTGTTGTTACCGTCTTTCTCCGGAGCCCAGCGATTTACTATCTCTCCGACCGTATCAACACCCTGTCGCTGATATGACAAAAGGTTACGACCTAAGGCCCTTATGCCATGTTCAGGGGTTTCAAACTTAGCAAAGCGACCATCATCACCCATCTGGCCTACCCACGGATTTGTTTTGCTGTACTCAAGATTGCCGGGATTGTTGTTACGAATACCCCGAGGGCTGTTGTCGTCATCTTTGGTGTAATAATTATCCTGCTGGTCATGTAACTTTTCAGCGTAAGCAGTTGCATCGTCCGGGCTATCAAATATCCCAAGATGTTTACCGGTTCGCTCAAAGGTATCAATAGCTTCATCATCAGACATAACTCTGCCGTCATCACTGACAGTAGGGATTAGCACTTCACCTTCATCGGTCCCGATAGAAATTGTTCTGACAGTACTGATTGTACCGTCATCATTTTGAACGGATGGCCTGTTGAACAGGTTAATATTTCCCTGTTTCACCATGCCTTTAGTTGAGTTAGGTTCGCCACCAAACTGGCTTGCTGACGCTCTGCGCGATCCGGATGCAGTATCGCTTAACTCACCGTTACTCTGGACGAATGCAGTTGCGTTATTAGCTGACCACTGAGACAGGGCTGAGTCTGCGACCTTTTCTTTAAACTCGACTTTCTTTGCCTGAACCTGCTCTTCACTCCAGCCATGCGCTGCGCCGAAATCGTCTATCTGCTGGAATGCGGCCCGATTAGCTGAGACATAAGCAGCACTATCTCCATACATCGATGCAGCAGTCTTACCGCTATTCTGCAATACCGATTGAAACTGACCTTCCTCATAAGCATTGATCTGGCCTATTTCATAACGCCCGGCCTGAGTTGCGAACTGTGTACGCTGCTGCTGTGCCTGTTGAAGAAATCCCGCCCGGGCTGATTCAGGGAGGGTACTTGCCAGCTCTTGTGCTCTGGCGTCAAGCTGCTGAGCGTATTCCTGACCCTTACCGATGGCATTCTTACCTTGCAGAGTAAGTAATCCGGTTTCCGGGTGCGTCATCAAATCACTGGAGAACTGGCTTAACTGCAAGGCCGCATCCTGAGATACGGCAACATCAGCGCGCTGTTTTGCCTCCGCAAACAGGCCGACATATTTTTGCCCTACATCACCGATCACATCACCGAGATTAGGTTGCTGTACAGTCTGAAATCCTCCGGTCTGAACGCCACGACTTTCAACCTGACGGCCTGTCACTGTTGGCACTACTGGCATAATTTCCTCTTATCGTCCGGTTTTAGTTCCGACAGCTGCGGTTATTGGTGCTGCCTTGCTTGCCGGGAATGGGTTTGATCCGCTACCAGTCATCTTGTAAGCGCCATAAGCATTGATAGGGGCAGTTAATAACGTCTGTGCTACGCCTGCGTTAGCGCGCTGCTTGGCGGCATTTCCCTCTGCGATAGAATTCATACCCTGAACCTGATAGCCATAGGCTTCGCGCTGCGCATTATTGACAGTGGTTAGCGTGTCCAACGCTCCGAACTGCGCGGTATCGCCAAAGATATCGAGGTTAGAGCCTGAGGTCAGATCTCCGCCGTTGGCTGCCATAGATGCAGACTGAGAGCCAGCAGCTTGAGCATTACGGCGGCGCACTTCTTCTGCTTGGGCGTTGCCTCGATTAACAGCATCCAGTGCCTGAGCATCGGCAATGTTTGCATTCTGACTGGCAACAGCTTTGGCACTTTGCCCTTGCTGATACTGACCGTATGCTGACATTGCTGATAATGCGAGTGATGCACCAACCAGGACGGTAGTAGGTTCACACATTATTTTTTCTCCATGTGAAAGCGGTGGAATGGCAAGCCAGCAATGCCATAAGGCGCGGCTTCTTCAAGCGTGAATCCCAGCCAATGCAGCCAGGCTTTTGCTACGTGGTTGCGTTTATCAACGTAGTTTTCTAATTGCGGGTAAATTGACAACATCGCTTTAACCACCGGGCGACAGCGGCGCAGGAATGTGCGCTGGTATTTCTCCAGCGCGTCGGTACCGACCAGCCAGGGGATGCCATGACCGCCGAGCATTGAGGCGGGAGCAACGCCAAAGACTGTGACAACCTGCCCGTTAATCAGGCCAGCCCATGCCGCTGTTGATACTGCCAGCCCGATATTCAGCACCTGCTCAGGTGTGTGACCTGTCACGGCGATAAACTCCTGAATGTCGGCCTGACGTACATGAGGGATTATTTCTGCGATGTGTTCAGGAGTTGCCCTGACTATCTGCGCGTTAATCATCAGTAGCCCCCTACGGTTAACCGAGGGATGACAGCCAGTACAGAAAGTGGAAGCGGGTCGGTCTGACGGATTTTTACCCGACCGTTCTTATCCCAATTGCTATCGAGTTTTACCTCAACTTTCCCGGTTGCATCCGTCACAGGGTCGTCGTAGAACTCAAATTCACGCTGCGGATATTCGTACCACTTGCCGCCCGGAGTGCTGGCCCATATTCCACGGCTGGCAGCGACAACCAGCGTTACGGCGGGGATCAGCTGTTTCTTATCGAGCAGCGTTTCCTGGCCGTTGATATTGATATCCAGCGTTTCAAACTCAGCCGTTATAGGGATCCCGACATGAACCACAGCACCTGGTGATTCGAGCGTAATAGCACCATCTTCAACAACTTTCTGAGGCTCAACGTTACCGTCAGAGAGGATATTTACTGTCTGCCCTTCGAGGTGAGACAAGCCACCAAAGCTCTGACGGGCAAGGCTCCACTCAGTTAAATCGGTGTCGCGCAAGGATTCAGGGATGTTACGGCTTGCGTAGATGGTCACCTGGGTATCACTAACCACTGATGAGATTGTGCAGCGAAGCGTCATGCTGACCGGTTCACCCGTATCGGGATCCGGTTCGGTGTAGGGAATGTGGATTTGTGCATCAACATCAGAAGCAGAAAACATACCGCTGCTGGCAACGGTTAGCGTGTATTCCTCGGTGTAACTCCAGTCATCAGCGCCACCTGAGATAGTGATTGCGCGTGAATCATCAGTATTGCGCCCGTCATAGCTCAGGCCACAATCAACAAAGAAACTATCAGTCACGCTGGTAAACAGACGACTGGCCAGGCGTTCGATATACCGGACTGTCTGACCGTTAACAGTTCGCTGGACGGTGAAGTAAACAGCGTCCTCGTTACCCTCGCTTATGCTGCAAGTACTCTCGAATTTGCCCGGTGATGGCTGCGGAGCCCAGGCGAAAACCTGCTGGTCGCGCAGATAGGTTAAGGCCAGCAACAAGCCATCCTCACGGATACACCAGGCGGCTGAGTAAGGGACGATAGAGAATGACCAGTCAACGATACGGTGCGACTGGAAAAGATGGTTAGCCAGAATGGTGAGGTCATTGCCCTGGAATCCGTCCACATCGAATGAGTAGGCCAGGTCACGTATAACGCTGCCTTTCTCCTGGATGAACAGCGCGATATTGGCTACGGCAATTGGCGGAACGTCACTGGCACCGTTAGAACCCTGAGAGCTGAACGAGAAGGATGCAGGCGTAAGCACCTTGTTCTGGTCACCATTCACGGTGAACTCACCGCCAGAGGTAAGCGCCAGCAATGAGCCTACGTCTATCAGGTGGCGGATCTCGTTAACCTGGCGCCCTGCGTACGTCCATTGAATGCGGTCATCATCCTGTACAGGATTCGACTTGCCAAAGTCCTTATAATCACCGACACGGCTAGCCCATATGGTTTGCGGATACGCAGTGGAGGCCGCAAAGAACAGGCGCTGCTGATAATAAACAACGGTACCGGGATAACCGTTTGAGGCATTCCAGGCGAAGTGAGCCCACTTGTAACTCCCGTTAGTGGATCCGGTCACCTGTGACGGAAGGTATGAAATCACTGTCGCTGTAGCGGTAAGGCCATCAGCAGCTACGGAGGTTATACGGGCAACACCAAAACCAGAGTGCAGGTACTCCCACTGGATGCCGCTGTCACCGCTCCAGCCATCCCAGGCCATACCCTCGGTGTGAGACGGGCGAAGCGTTCCGGTAGTCCCTGCCGTTATAGCTTTGTAGTAAGCACTGCCGGCACGACGAACATCATCAATTGCAGTGCTTTTACTGGTTTCCCATACCGGGACGGAATCAACCGCTGGCTGCTCCAGATAGAATAATTTATTAACGTGCTCGGCTCTGAATGTCGCTTTACTGGCGGTCAGGGTTACTGTGCCAGTGCTGGCGCTTGCATAGACAGTCACGGCCTTATCAATGTTGATGTCATCGAACGGACCGTTAGCGGTTTCAATAGCCACCAGCTTCCAGTCATCGTGCGCATATCGGCGCAATTCCATTGGTGGATGCGATGGGTGCACAACCGTGAGAACGTCAGCAGACTGAGTAAACTTGATGCGGAACAGATCGCTTTCAGCATATGGCGTCAACACCTCATAGATGGCGTTATTGCTATCCAGAACCAGTCCGCCGTCTTTAATCACCCGGATATAGTTATGCCCGAACTCCAGCGCGTAAGTCTGCACTGTAGAGAACTGGAACGGGATCAGGCGACACTTACGGTTAGGGAATTTTGCTGCGGCCACAAATTTAGTGCCTGGGCGATTCTCTACGCCGCCGTACTGGCGCACGACAAAGTTAGAGCACTTGCGTAGTGCGACCTGATACTTAGCCATATCAACGCGCCCGTACAGTGACGGGCCTATCTCACCACCAGCAAAGCTAGGCTGCATCCAGCTAAAGGCCATTAGGATAACCTCGCCATAGTAAACTCACTTTCCGGTAACTGCGGCTCCTGGCTCTCGTTCATGCTATGAGCGCCAGCACTCAGAATTAATGACCGGTACATATTCAGTGCGTTGTTGCCGAGATCCGCGCTACCTGTAACCTGCATGCCAATTGCGGCAGCTAATCGCCAGGACAAAGCCTCAGAGAAAATGGCATCAAACAGGTTCACGTCAGTGATGCGGGAAACATATTTCAGCCAGGCTGACTGCAGATCCGTATAAATCAGGCGTCCTGTTGCATCCTCGCTGATGCCTGTCTCGTACTGAACGCGCATTGCGGCTGTAGGATTGCGAACGCCGGGCAGCATAATTGCAGTGATGCGTAAGCAGTCAGACGGGTATTGATAGGCATACTGCCAGTCTGACGGCGGCATATTTGTATCAGCCAGCGCCACACGTTTAGTGGCAAAGTTCCAGTCAAAGTCTGACAGGACAGAATCACGGCAAGCATCAAAGTGCAGACTGCATGCACCGGCTTCTTTGCTGGCTTCTTCCAGGCTGTTAATGCTGCGGCTGTTCCCGATATTGCTCAGGGCGATGTTGCAGATCTCGATAACGGAGGCCATTAATCACCTCCAGCGCCGTACAGGGTTTCTGCTGCGGTCTTTGTTTGCTCGCCTGAGGCTGGAGAGATTGCCATATCGGTGATTTGCAGGCTGGCGTCATAGCGAACACCATTATCATCTTCACGGGATGACATGCTTTTGATAGTCGCCTTGGCATTAATCATCACTTCGGTACCAACAGGCTGAGGCGGATAACCAAGCTTTTTCAGCGTCTCGTTATCAAGATTGATGGACAGCCCCCACGGGTAGTCGTCACGAGTTTTAGTCTCGCCGTTCTCATCCTGATAGCTGTCTGTTCCTTTTTTTAGATTGACCAGTTCCATATAACGCTCCTGCAAAAAGAGGGCCGAAGCCCCCTTTGTTTTATTGAGGCTTAAACGCCCAGCTTTTGACGCTGCTCGTCGATCTTCTCTTTCAGCGTTTTAGCAACAGTGTTGAAGTGCGGCTTTTCACCGAATAACACCTCGTACTCTTCACGGAGTTTCTCAAGGTCGCTATCAGTGTGAGTCGATTCTGAACCGGCATTCGCAGAGACCGGAGCGGTGATAACTAAACCGCTTTTAATCGCTGCCTTTGCCTGTATGGCTGCATCATTTAGCGGCTCAAGTGCAGAGCCTGGGATGCCGTCATACTCCACTTCTTCACCTTCTTCCCACAGCTTGTTATGAATATGGGACAGGCGCAGAACGCGGTACTTTGCTTTCTCTGACATCAGATCCCCTTAGCCGGTGATTTTTGAGCGGGTCGGATATGGTGTGTTGTTATCCACATCCAGATTGATACCTGCAGTGAACGTGCCAGCAGTCAGAGGACCAGTAGCAACAACGTAGTTAACGCGCAGGAATTTAAGTACGCCAGTAGGTACCTTGAGCGAAACAACACGCTTACCAGCGGTCAGAGCAGCCAGAGCCAGATCGCCACTGGTGGCGAGAGTCTTCCAGGCGGCGTTATCTGCACTGGTTTGCAGTTGAATATTGACGGTGGCAGCACCAGCAGCAGCGGCGGAGGTATTCACCTGAGCGAAGAACTCAAGCGGCTGGCCTACGCCAATATCGCGGCGGGTACCATCAATAGGCCCCAAATCAAGTACATCAGTCGAAGCAGCGGTAACCGTAACCGCCTGCGCTTCGGAGAACATCAACAGCTTGTCGAGGATCATATTCATCTCTCCAGTTAGCAGCCCCGGTAAGGGCCGCTGGTTTAAGTCAGGGGTTAAACTACGCGGGCTTCGGTTTCCAGTAGCGCGTCAGTCTCACGGATTGGAACGCCACGGAATGCCGTCCACCACTCACCCTCAGTTTCTTTAACTGAGATAGCCAGAGATGTTTTATCCAGAGACTGGAGATCAAGCGCCTGTGCAATGGTGCGGTTCATGTAGAACACTGGGCGACCCATGCCACGGTTAGGAATGCGGTGCAGCGCCTTAATCATCAGCTTGGCGATATTTGCCGCTGCGGCAGGATCTGACAGGTCGCTTACATCAACGTTCGCAATACGGACAACGTAACGCCAGTCACGCAGAGCAAGGCCATTATCCCACTTGTAGTGAGTACGGTAGCCCTCGAACTGTCCACCATTCGCATCTTTCAGCGTCTGCTGGCCTTTATCTTCCATCTGCAAGCCTGCTTTCTGGCCTTTCGGGAAGATGCCGTGAACGGTGTTTTCACCCCAAACCACCAGCCAGATAGAGGTGTTATCAGTCCCGGTACCGCCAGCATCAATGATGTTCTGTGAATTACCTGCTGACTTGCTGGAGTAGCGAGAGGACAAGCCCATGAACTGCTGCGGGTTGATACTGGAATCACCATAGAACAGGGTCTGCGCCATCTGTTGGTTCATCGCTTCGATGAAAGCGCGATCCTCAGACAGACGGAATTCTGCGGTGTTACCGTTCAGGTCAGCCAGTGACTTATCAACTTCGGCATAAGTTTCCAGCATGCCTACGCTGTCAGTGACCTGAACAGTGGTTGATTTGCTTGGCTGTACGCCGTAGTTCAGTAAACGCCAGGTTGCAGATGGCAGGCCAGAGCGAATGGTGGTGCGGTGACCTGTTGGCAGGTTACCTTCAACGATCAGCATGTCCTGCAGAATCGGGTTAGTCTGACCCAGCAACTCGATAATCTTATCAATCTTGCCATTCGGGTCTACGCGCTTACCCCAGTCAGCAAGTGTCAGCGCAATTACGCCTTTAACAGCCATAATTTATTTCCTCTTATTTGCCGTACAAAACTTCGGCCGCACTACGCTGGCCACTATTACCGGCATCCACCATGCTGTCCTCAGACATGGCCTTGCCGACTTTCACGCAGAACCGCACCAGTTCAGGGTTGTTACCGAGTCCGGTACCGTTCAGGTATTCTTTAAGCTCAGGCGATCCGAACTGGTCGATAGCCCGCTGTGCTGCGCCAAGATTGGCAGGGAGCTTGTCACCGCCAATGTCCTTATCTGCCTTAACGTCAGCCGCCCATTGTTCGGTTTGCTGCTGCCAGGCTTCGGCCTGACGCTGCTCCTGACTGGCGATGATTTTCGGGTACATATCAACCAGCTTTTGCGCCTGCTCATTGGTCAGGTTCAATTCACGGGCTACAGGCTCGAAAGCTTCAATTGCGGTACCGTCCAGCTCGATACCTTCACCAGCGGCAAATTCGTACTTCTCTGGCGCACCTTCTGGTTTCTGTTCTTTGCCTGGGTCAGGCTTTGTCGGATCTGGTTTTTCTTCATCGCCAGGCTTGATTACTGTCTCTGGCTCTGTTGCTTCTGGCGGAGTCTCAGCTCCTGGCACTACTGGTACCGCTGGCTCTGATGCTGCCGGAGGTGAGCCCCCATCAGCTGGCTGCTCAGTGCAGAGGCGGCGATATAAAAGACGTTGAAAGAGATTCATGCTTGCTCCTGTTTGTTGGCCTCTGCGGCCATAGTTAAATACTGTTCCGGGCAGTGCTTCACAACACGCTGGAATAGCGCTAGTGCCAGGCTACGCTGCCCTTCGTTGAATGCTGAGATATGCGGATCTACTGGTGAAAATGTTGTTCCAAATACATGGCCTTTCTCCAGCATCCACCAGATAACCCGGCGACCTTGCTTGCTATCCATCAGGTGCTTAATGTCGTCGCGGTCACGCGCTTCCAGGTCGCGCTGTTTGATCTGGCTTGCTGCGCGTAGCTGCTCGTCGTCTAAGTCGCTCATTGCGGCTGGCCTCCTGCTGCTGATGCCATAGCGCTAAGAGCACTAGGATCTGACATTTGGGTTTCGCTGAGAGTCTTAGCGCCTTGAGCTGCCGCCATACCCATTTGCATGGCTTGCTCTTGCTGCTGCTGCTGGGCGCGCTGCTGTCGTACAGCTTCGACTTGTTCCTGAGGAAGGATGACGGTAGCGGAGACACCAGACATGCTGGCGAATGTATCAACGGTCTGATCTCCGTTAAGCTTGTCGAGCACCTCAGGTTTAAATTTCGCGAGCTGACCAATGAAGTTAACTGTCTGTGACAGGCTGGAAAGGCCAATAGATTTCTGCGCCTGAGCCATTACAGATATGTACTCGACCTTGAGCGGCATACCCTGCATGGCATCCGGAGGTTCAGGCAGCATGTTCTTTTTGACCATCATCGAGAATGTGCGGTCGATAAGTGGGTTTAAGGCTTCATCGTTCAGGCGCTCAAGCACCGGGCCCAGCATCAGCAGCTTCTCTTCTTTCATCTCGATCACCGCTTCAACAGGCATAGAGCGCGTATTGATGTTTTGCAGCATCATGAAGAGATCGACGAAGTAGGACGAATTGATTACCTGACGCGTATCCTGAATGTCAGCCAGCAGGTCAGCGGTATTAGGCGTAACGAGGTAGGCAGGCTTAAACCCATCCTGACCGGACATTACATCAAGATAGGTAACGTCACCCGGCAGCAGTGATACGCGCTGGTTTCTGAGTGAGGACGGCGCAACCATTGGCGGGTTAGTGGCTTTATCGATAAGCTGGCTTTTACGTTTCTGCTCAAGCTGCAACGCTTTAACCTGGCCTAATGCAATCATGCCCGGACAAGACGATCCGTAAACATCTTCACCGTTCACTTCCCAACGCGGAGCCATAACAGGAAATTCGTCATAGCCTGATTCGCGCAGCAGTTGATTACTGTCGCCGCCGCACTCGTAATAAACTGATTTGAATAGCTTGTTCTTGCTATCCAGTCGCGCAGTATCGCGGTTGATATTCGGGAATACGGCGTGAACGACTTCAATCCATTGCTCGTATGAACCGTTCTCCCACATTCCCTTAACGGTTGTGCTGACGCTATTCAGGCCGAACTGCATTACCAGTTGGCGAACTGTCATAGAGAACTTACGGAAGATAGTGTCAGCGTTACCGCGTGGGCTGTTAGCCAGGTGATAGCTACCGATAGGGAAAACCTGAGTCCTGATTACGTCCTCATCATCTTCCAGTACAGCCAGCGCACCAGTACCGTATGTGCCGAGACTGCTGTAGAGAAGCGGCAGAGATTGATACAGGTTTGACCGGTTGAACATCTCGTTCATGCGAGCCTGGACGGTTTCAAGCCACACTTTAACGGGACCGAAATCCATCATATCCGGGTCAGTCGTTGCCAGGCGGAACCACGGACGTGCAGGACTGGTAATGCCTGACATCATCCCGGACGACAGCGTGCGGTTTGCCATGGTGGCTGTAGGGTCAACGATTTTGTTATTGCGGCGGTCGCCACGGTTAACGTCAGAAACCAGAAAGCGCGAACCACGAGGATTAATGAAATCGCTCAGGTCGCGCCAGTGAGGGACAAAAGAACTGCGATCACTATCCAGCTGCGCCAGTTGTTTTGTCAGTTGCTCTTTAATGGTTTCTGCCACTGTCGTAACTCCGTTACTGGCCTAACAGCGATTTGCCACTGGTATTGGCTGCTGACGTATCGCCTCCCGCACCAGTGAGTAGCGTTGAATTGCGACCAGATGCAGCACGACGGCGGCGCTGTTCCTCATCACGCGCACCAACAACGGCAGAATCCTGCTCCTGAGGTACAGCCTGAATTGCTGGCGCTTTCGGTACTGATGGTTTGCTGAATCCGCACATGTAGCGATAACTCCGGATGGATTAAATTACTACCAATTAAACCACATAATATATATTTGGTAATTATTATTGACATCAATAGATACAATTATTACCTTTATGGTAATTAAATGGCGTATGGCACATGCGTCATTAGCGTTCCGGTGGTGTCCCTTGATTGTTGCATTCACTTACCGGGTAGACGGAATGTGCAAGCCGCCTTAGCAGGTGGGTACGTGATTAACCATCACGGCGATTCGGTTTGACACCTCGGAAGAGACGAGGACGCAACAGCAGGCATCGTTCAAAACTCCCTCTCACTATGTGGTTGGCAGTTAAACGCAAATGGACGGTGCCTGGTGTTGTGGTAATGCGACCAGCGTACGTGACGAGGCAATCCATAAAATTTATGGGACATGTTTTAAATAGTCTAAATCGTCGTCCGGATTAGCCGACCGGGCAGGTGGAGGCACCACCGCTACAACTCATAACAGCAATAGCATTCTGGCGTAACGGGCTAGTTCCCCAATCTGCGTCATTCCTAGGAGTGCTATTTCTGTTGTGGTGAATTGCAGTCCCTTGAGACAACCAGAAGATCAGCGCCTGGCGCCACAACCCAATCCATTGCTACCCCGTCACGGATGACTCATTGCTCCCATTAGCCCACTTCGGTGGGCGTTTTTTTAAGGTGGAAGCCGTAAGACTGGAGCAGTGAATTACATTACGGGTCGCTAGGTGGACTTTTTATTACCAGTTAAGTGAGGTGAGCATGAAAATTGAAGGAGAGGTGTTATTTCCTGTGCAGGATTCGTTAGTCGATATGGATATATCTCTTACCATCAGAAGAGAGCACATGAATGCCATTGTAAAAGCATACATAGAGAACGGAAGGCTGGAGGATCACTTTTCTCGCTATGGAGCCATAAAATTCTCCCCCGAATACCTAGCGAAAGCGCAACTCCATCGCAGCGTAAAAGAAACACTGTTTGCATTAATTGGATTGTTTTCAGCAGGACGTGAAGATGCTGATTATTATCTTGAAATGTTTAAGGATGATATTCATAAACTAAAAATACCAGACATGTCGCTAATCCTTAAGCCAGATAGTAATGACTAACACCGTGACATGTCACACCGAACCCGCCAAGTGCGGGTTTTATTTTACCTGAGAGCCGCGCCAAGTCTCGATATGGGAATTCACATATCGAACTACCAGATGATATCTGGTAGTTGCTCAGGCATAGGGATCGTATTCTGTTAACGCCTTACCTTGTTGCTGACCCGGTGCTGCAAACTGCTTCTTAACCACAGGGAACGCATAGGTCAGCACATAGGCATCAGCATCGTTAGGTGAGCGCCCAAGCATCTCTTTGATTTCGTCCTTGTCCTGCAAAATCTTACGGCTGTCTTTGAGGCGTACTTTGTATTCTGGCGCACTGAGTTCATCAGCCAAGTTCTGACTATCCAGTTGTGCGCCCAATTTTAAAGCATCACGGGCAGACTTGTACATCTCGCCGCGTTTATTAGCCATTTCAGGGTCGGATGTACCACCTCCGAACTGTATCAGCTGCCACGTTCGCCCCCAGTTATCCCCGACCGATTTCAGTCCGGTACCATACCCATAGTCGATGAATACAGCATCAGCCTGGTACTGATCCTCAAAGTCGGCAATCACCTTAGCAAACCAGACATCATCCGTGGTGCGTGGGTATTCTCCCAGCTTCTTACAGTGCAGACCTTTGCGCAGATAGATTACAGCCGGGTCTTTGCCCTGGTGGGATGGGTCAACGCCTATAATGGTTGCGGCATGCTGTACCTGTGCTTCGGTTATCACTCTGCCAACGGCTGGTTGTGTCAGTCCTGACGGTATGAACTGGTTTTCACTGGCATCAGGGAACAGTCCACGTACACGGACTTTCACAAAGTCGGAGTCCTCGCCGTAGTCCTCAATCCACTTATTAATCTGCTGCTTGTTTGTACCCTCAACGGTGCGGGAATCAATCTGCTTCGTCTTCCAGCGGTGCCGGTACTTGCGGAAGCACTCACGGAAACGTCCGGTGTTACGTGTCGGGTTACCGAATGCCACCCAGATGATTTCTGTGTCCTCGTCCGTCAGCGCCCCTTCGGCTACCTCCCACACCAGATCTGCAATATTCGACGCTTCATCGAATACGACAATGATCCGCTTGCGCTCGTTGTGAAGCCCGGCGAATGCCTCTGTGTTGTGTTCAGACCAAGGAATAGCATCGGCTCGCCAGCGCTTATCGTGGCCTTTGTCATTGCTGTACATCGCTGTAGCGGTCGTTGTGAACCAGTCTTTTGTGATAGCCAGGTTCGCCCACTTGGTGATTTCAGGCCATGTCTTTGTGCGGAGCTGGTTCTCTGTGTTAGCGGTCACCACCACCTTGCAATCCTCGCAGGTGTCCATGCCCCACTTGATCAGCATCGAGATAAACGCAGACTTACCTATACCGTGACCGGATGCCCTTCCGAGCATAAGCGGCTGGTGCCGGGTTTCAGGATTTCGCAGGTGCTCGCCTATCTCCTCGAAGGTTTCAGCCTGCCACTGGCGAGGCCCTGATGCGTGAGCCAAGTCTGTGCCACTCTCACCCCACGGGAACGCATAGAGCGCATAGCCCAGAGGATCATGCGTGAACCCGGCTATGTCCTCGATCAGCTGTTCTTCGGGGGAGAGGGTAGAGGCACTCATCATTCACCGCCCTGACGCGCTTTAAGCCGCGCTCTGGCGTTCGCCATACGGTCAGCAATCGTTACGTTGACATTGACCTCCATGCGCTCTTTGAACGCCATCACATCGACGTGCTTACCGATAAGCTCAAGGTTTTTCACCTTGTCAGGCCATTTGATTTTTTTGAGGATGGTTTCCATCGTGGTTTCATTCATGTTCATGATGGTTGATGACAGGTCGAAGCCGCTTAATGTGGTGCGCCATATCTTTGGCCACTGACTGATTGCTTTCAGGGTGCCGTCGTCTTTGAGAATATCCAGCACGTCCATCTGGTCGATTTCCACTAGGCGAAGCAGAACATAATCAGCACTGACACGCAGGCGCTTGTTGCGCTCTTCCATCAGTTCGGCAATGCGCTTCTGTATGCGCTCGTCACGCATCATGACACTGGCTTTTGTGTGGGCTGTCTTTGGTGAGAATCCAGCATTGATTGCTGCCTGAGTCTGGTTCTCTGGTGATTGGACGTAAGATTGTGCGTAAGCCTCCTGCATCGCTGTAAGAGGCTTGAACTGCGTAGACTTTCGCTTATGCGTTTTCGGTTCTGCTGGCATCGTTACCACCAAAATAAATACCATTTTGGTTATGGTAACATGTAAAAGAAAACTGCCAAAAGGCGTCTTATCATTGTTTTTTTTACTATATACTATTCCGACTAAACTGATTGATTGTTGTGTAAATCAGCGTCGGAGCTGTTTAAACCCAGTTCGCTACATTATAGATAGTTTTTTGTCTAATGGTGTTAAATTACAGTATATGAATAAAACAGATCTTGAATCTTTATCAAGCATACGGCTAGTAGAGGCAAAATGTCTCTTTGCTAATGGATTGTATCATGGTGCTTATTATCTTTGCGGCTATGCTGTTGAGTGTTCGCTAAAAGCTTGTATAGCTAAATCATTTTTGATGCATGAGTTTCCAAATAAAAAGGTCGTCAATGAATCTTATTCACATGATCTTGCGCAATTGCTCCGCATAGCTAACTTACATCAAGCTTTGAATAATGCATTTCAAGCGGATCCAGATTTAGAGATTTATTGGTCGACAGTTAAAGACTGGAGCGAGCAGTACCGCTATGACAACGCAATCAGCGATACTATGGCTGCAGACTTGATTACTGCAGCAGATGACCAAAATTCTGGGGTTTTGAAATGGCTAAGAACACACTGGTAATTGGCAGAGAATTGTCTAAGGATATGGAGTTCTCTGGACGTTATTTGCTCAAAGAATTATTAAAAAAACAGCACATAAAAATTGATGCCGCTATGTGGTTTTTCTTTCCCGATCAAATATGGAAGTATTTATTAATTGTCAATAATTTTAACGAATTAGGACCTTCAAACATATACAGAGAAATTAGTAAAATAAATAATTCATCAATATCAAAGAGATATAAACCTATACCTTTAGAAAGCATCGAAGCAAAAGGCGAGTCTTCGTTTGTGTATCGTATGATGAAAGGGCCCGGTGGAATGCGCTATATTGACATGCGTATTTCTAACTCAATGATAAATGGTCTGGAGATAACTGATTCCTTCATATATGAGTTTAAATAAAAGAAGAGCGATCCCTGCGTTATCGTATAAAGTCAGGGATTGCACTGTTTGTGTTAGTGATTGTTGGAATGAATAGCATTGTTCCAGTGACATGTCACAAAGGTAATTTCACATCATGCCAGCCCAAAGTAACCCAGCAATTACTGTCACCGGTACACGGACATGACTCCACTGGCACCTGGTCACCACACTTACCACACTTCTGCTTACTGATTGATTTAATCCTCGCTTTTAGTCGAGCATCATCCTGACGAATAAGCAGCGCAACATACTCAGCCATATCATAAGGCTCGCGCCCTGGTCGACGGCTGGCACAGTTACGTGCCAGCATATCCAGCTCTTGGCTGTCGAGCGCCAGCTCTAACTTACGCTCACCTGATTGAGATTGCCGCGCCCGTTGCGCGGCTTTACGCTCTGCTGCTGACTTAGCCATTGTCACCCCCCTGAACTTTGCCGCCAGCTCTACGGCGGCGTAACTCTTTCAGCCACATAGCAAAACGTAAATTTTCCTCGCAACCTACGTCGTACAAATCAATGAAGAAAGATAGGTCACTATCGTCCGGGTATTGCTCAGGCCGCTTAACGACCAACTGGCTGGCCTCAAGCTCTGCTATGCGCAAGCGCCCATCGTTCCACAGCTCAGTAACGCTAGCTATGGTTTTGAGTTGGATTTTGCTTTCTTCCTGCGACTGCTCCAGCGCGGCTATCAGTGCGAGCGATGTGTCACGAGCCAGTAACCCGCCATTTTCTACAATGTGTTTAGCCCGACTAATCAGCGCTTCGAGTGGTTTAGTCATTCCACGCCTCCAGTTCGTTATCAATTTCTTCGTCGATTTCGTCATTAGTGGTCTTTTTACAGAGAAACTCCATAGCTTCCTGGTAGTACTGTTTACGGCGTTCGTCATACCAGGAATGGAATTCAGGAGACCAGCCAGTAATGCCAAAATCAGCCTTAGCATTGTTATAGGCCATGCTCTCAGCCATGCTGTATGCAGTTATTAACCCGCACTCACGAATGTATCCACGGAGGTGATGCTTTCGCCAGCAAGAGCTAGCTTTCGAGTCGCACATACCTTTGAAGCGAACTTTCCAGCGACGAATGCAGCGTTTATTGAGTGATTTAGTCATTGCTCACCGCCTTGAATGCGAGAAAAGTAGTGATTGATCGCTCTACCAGCTTCGTGTTGTGGTATTTACTGATAGCCCATGTGATAGCGAATAAAATCCAGCGGAAATGACTGGTATAGGTTTTAAATATCAGGCCGTCGCAAAGGTCCCAAGCGCTAAATCTTTCAGGCCAATCAGCGTTATAAACTGCCTGATACGCCTCCCAATCATTACTGAACTCTGCACGACACAAGTCACGGACTATTTCACGAACGATGGCTTTATCACTGTCAGGTGTATCGTCGTCATCGTCCCAATCGTCATCTTCTGATTCATCTTCTTCGCTGTCCTCAAGATACTCGCTTAACGATTCTTTGAGGCTTTTACAGAAGGCATCATGATCGTACTCCTCAGCCAGTAGATTTCGAGCCGAGCATCTCGCGCCAGCCTCCAGTTTTTCAGACCAATAGCCGGTATTTATTTCACCGTCCCAGACACCAAAAAAGTTGAACATGTCAGCGATACGAGAAAACGTCCAAGTTCCCATATCGCCGGTGACTGTCAGATAACCAGGCCAAGTGATTACATCGTAGTAATAGCAATTGGTGCCGGGCTGCTTCATACGCAGGTGACGATAAAGCCCATCATCACGGATAACTTCCAGGCGGTGATTTGCTGTATCCAGAAGAAAGCGAGTTCCTGCTTCAAATTGACGGCGTTTCATTGGCCTGACTCCTTGCTCAGCTGCGGCTTCATCTCTTCCATGATTTCATCAGCGAACTTGCGGCTAAAATCGCCTTCGGTTGCGTCTTTCAGCATTTCGGCAGCGCTCAGAATCATGCGGGCAACGTCGATAACTTCTTTGCTCGGAGAGTCAATAAAGCCAGAATCCCAAGCGCCCAAGAGGCGATTAGCGGTGAAATAGATACCCTCTGCACGCGCCTTGTTGCGAATATCTGCCAGTGCTGCGTCGGTTGCTGGGGTATCTCTTTTAGATGGTAGATAAGTACCTGGATGTTTTAAGTCCGCATTCTCAACCGCCA